GCTAGAGGGATGGGGGGACTCGTATTCGTCGGTCCCTGACCACGAGAGGCGCATTAAAGCGGCAAACTCGCTACTCGACCGGCGTTACGGCAAGGCTCCGCAGGCGATCACCGGTGAAGACGGCGGGCCGCTCCAGGTTGCGAATTACGACCTAACGCAGCTCACCGATGCCCAGTTTGCCGCTTTTGTGGCGTTACGCGATGCGATGAAAGCCGCCAAGTGATCAACGCCCTGGAAAAACTGGCGTTCGAGGACGCACCGGCCATCGATGTCGAGTTCGTCCGCCGCGGTGGGTTTCGCAAGTTCATCGAGATCGCTTGGCCGCAAGTCGAGGCCGCGCCATTCGTCAATTCCTGGCACATCGACGCCATCGCCGACCATCTCGAGGCTGTTTCACGCGACGAAACCGACCGGCTCGTGATCAACGTCCCTCCCGGCTGCTCGAAATCGACGATTACGAGCGTCCTGTGGCCCGCGTGGCAGTGGATCATCGAGCCCAGCCACAAGTTCATGGCGGCGACCTTCGACGCGGCCCTGGCGCGACGGGATGCGCTCAGGGTGCGTGCGCTGGTGAAGTCGCCCTGGTTCCAAGCCCGCTGGCCACATGCGCGCATCAACGAAAGCGCCGACGTGCAAGCGACAATGGGCGTCTACCACACGACGGCGGGCGGCTTTCGCTTCTCGACGACCGTCGGCGGCGGCGCAACCGGCTGGCACTGCCACACGCAAATCGTCGACGACCCGCACAAGCCGGGCGACATCGCTGGCGATCCTGAGTTGGCGCGGGCTGCCCTCGAGCGCGATTGGGAGTGGTGGCGCGGCACGATGGCGAGCCGCAAGGCTGACCCGTCGCGGTTTCGGCGCGTCGTGATCATGCAGTGCCTGAACGAAACCGACCTCGGCCGCCGCTGCGTCGAGGAAGGCTATACGCACCTCATGCTTCCGATGCGGTTTGAGGCGGCGCGCAAGTGCGTTACCCGGTGGGGAGGCGATCGGCGCACTGTCGAGGGAGAACTGCTTTGTCCGCAACGGTTCGACGAGGAGTCGGTTGCCAAGACTGAGCGGGACATGGGGTCGCAGGTTGCCGCGGCGCAACTCCAGCAACGCCCGGCGCCGGCAAAAGGCTTGATTTTTGAGCGGACCTGGCTGGCGAACGAATGGCGCGAGCTGCCGTCGCATCCGCGATGGATTCAGTCTTGGGACTGCGCCTTTAAGGACCTTTCCACGAGCGATTACGTTGTCGGCCAGGTGTGGTGTCAGCGTGGCGCGGAGTACTTCTTGGTGCATCAGGTGCGCGCGCGCATGTCGTTTTCCGAGACGTGCCAGGCGATTCGCGATGTGTCGGTGAAGTATCCGCTTACGACGGCGAAGCTCATCGAGGACAAGGCCAACGGCACGGCCGTCATCGAGGCGCTGACGAGGGAGATTCCCGGAATCATCGCGATTGAACCCGACGGCGGGAAGCTTTCGCGCGCGCACTCGGCCTCGCCCATGTTCGAGGCGGGCAATGTGAAGGTGCCGGCGCTTGCGAGTGCGCCGTGGGTGGCCGAATGGCGAGAGGAAATGGCGGTGTTCCCGATGGGTCGTTACGACGACGCGGTTGACGCGACTACGCAGGCCGTGCGGTGGATGCACCAAAACCCGGACGGTCGACCTGAAGACATCAAGAGCGAATCCCACGGGCGTTTCGATCGCCGGGTTGGCCTCTAATGCCGTGGTACTGGCCGTTCGAGGGCAAGGCCAAGAAGTCGCCGGGGCTGATTCAGCCGATCCAGAACCTCCATCGCGGCTATCCCGAAGACACGATCACGCCGGTTACGTACAAGTCGATTTTGAAGCAGGCGGACCTCGGCTACACGTCGGACTTCATGGAACTGCTCGACGCATGCGCGGCTGACTACAAGGTTGCGTCGGTGTTGCGGTCGCGAAAACTCGCCGTTGCGGGTGCGCCGTGGTCGGTCAAGCCGCCCGAAGGCGACGAAAGCGAGGGCGCCAAGGCGATTGCTGACGAGACGCACGAGTTTTTGGACGCGATCCCCAACTTCACGCAAATGAAAATGGACCTGCTCGACGCGCACTATCGCGGTTTCGCCGCCGGGCGTGTCGTTTATGCGATGGTCGACGGTTCGCAGCGGGTTATTGGCTGGGAGCCGATCGAATCGCGCTTTTTCACGTTCAAGGACGCGCAAGAACCGCTGGTCATCACCCAGGACAACCCCGAAGGCGTACCGCTCCCGCCCGAATACCTGTTTTACGTCGTCAGGGACAGGCCGGGACCGGTTACGCGCGGGGGGACGGGCCGGTCGATTGCGAAAATGTGGCTGTACAAGGGCTACTTCGCGATCGACATGGCGAGTTACATCGAGAAATTCGGCCAACCGCACGTCCAGGTTACCATTCCCGGAAATTACGTCGAGGGTTCGGCCGAGCTCGAGCGGGCCAAGTCGGCGGCGCGGTCGCTGATTGCGGACCATATCGGCCTCGTGCCCGAGGGCGTGGTGCTGGAATGCCTCGAATCGATCAAGCAAATTTCGACGGTGAAGGAAACGTACATCGCTGCGATCCAGTTCTGCGACGACGCAATCGCGATGGCCGAGGTGGGCCACACGCTGACTGCGGGCGAGTCGCGAACGGGCGGCTTGGGTCATGGGCAAGAGGCGAAACAGGCCGGCGACGTAAAGCAGGAAATCAAAGAATACGACGCGCGCGGCCTCGAGGAGTTCCTAAACCGCACTGTGATTTGGCCTCGCCATGTGCGTCAGTACGGCGAGAACGCACCGCGCCCGTACCTGTGCATCGACGTCGAGGAGCCCGAGGACGAGGTTGAGAAGTCGACGGCGTTGAAGCTGCGCGCCGAGACGATCGAGATCTTGCAGCGCGCCGGTCTCGACGTGGACGAAGACCAGGTCAGGCAGGAATTCGACCTTCGCGCGCCGACCAAGGCGCTTAAGCCGGTTATGCCAGAGCCTAAGCCGGAAGCGGGCAAAGAGGGTGAGGTTAAACCCAAAAAGAAGCCGGCGAAGAAGTGACTTGACAGCGGCTGTAAACTGGAAACTAAGACCACGCAACACGGCGCCCGGCTGTTTTCCCAGGTCGTGAGCTGAACACAACGCGGTAAGGGAGAAGACGAAGAATGGGTCTGATTCGAGTTTCGGCGGGAACCACCAAGGGCTACGGCACCAAGCTCATTTTCGCGGACTCCAACGGAATCAGCTTCGGCTACTCCTCGCACACGGTGACTGCAACCCCGTGGCGCGCGTCGTATCTCGAGTGCGGCTTGTTCGAGTCGGCCAACTCGGTGACGGGTTCGAGCAACGCGCCGAACCTGTCCTATCAGCGTTTCCAGGTGTCGAACCCGATCACCGCAACCCGTATGGACTTCCTGCAAAACTGGACCGTTGCGGCGTCGACAAATGGCTCGTACACGATGCGGATGGCGGTTTACACCCGCAGCGGTAGCACTCTCGGTTCGCTTTCGGCGACCTCGGCGGTGGTGACGCACACGTCGGCGGCGGCGAACTCGACGAACACCGCCGGCTACTCGGCGCAGTCGGGCACGCAGTGGCGATCCTATCCCGTTGCGTCGTGGGCGTTCTCGCCGGGTGAGTATTGGCTTGCCGTGATGGGGTCTGTTGACGGGCCGGCGGGCACCACGGGCAGCATGACGCTTTACGGCCGATCGGCGATTTCGATTGCAAACGGCGCGGTGCTGGCGCCGGGCTCGGCGAACCCGGTGAGCGTTTGGGACGCAGGCGGCATCTTCTCGACCGGCACTGCATCGCCGCCCGCGAGCGTTCACATCTCCGACCTCAACCGCACTGGTTCTTACGCACTGGCGCAGCCCGGGTTCCGCCTCGTCGGCTCGCTCGGCTAACCCAACCACCGAAAGAGTCAACGCATGAGTGACATGCGCCCAGTACAAGAAGTCGTCGACGAAATCCGCAAGGCCGGTCTCGCCTATGAGCGCGTGGAGCTGATCCCCGGCTCCACCTACCAGGACAACTCCACGATCGTGATCATCCCCACGCGCGGGATGCTGCACCAAAAGTTCGCCAACGCCTTTCTCCACATGCTGACGCCGATGAATCAGAAGCGAGCGGTGTTTTTCTGCTCTGGCGACGAGGTGGGCAAGGCTTACGACAAGATGATCAAGGCGATCCTAGACGATCCCGAGCTCTCGAAGTGGAAGTACATCCTGACCATCGAGGACGACAACCTGATCCCGCCCGATGCGCATGTGCGGCTTCTCGAGTCGATCGAGTGGGGCAAGTTCGACGCGGTGAGCGGGATCTACTTCACTAAGGGTGACATCAACATGCCCATGGCGTACGGCGACCCAGAGGAGTACGCGCGCACGGGTGTGCTTGACTTCAAGCCGCGCGACGTGCGCGACGGGCTGGTCAATGGCCACATCATGCCGGTCAACGGGATCGCGATGGGCTGCGCGCTGTGGCGCATGGACCTGTTCCGCCAGGTGCCCGATCCCTGGTTCGTCACTGTCGCCGACGTGATCCCGGAGAAGGGTAACGCGGCGCAGTGCTTCACCCAAGACCTGTGGTTCGCGAATAACGCCCGCCCGCTCGGCAAGCGATTTGCCGTTGATATGCGTGTCAGAGTGGGCCACATGGACGTGAACACCGGGATTGTCTACTAGCTCAACGGAGAGACCATGAGCGAAGCCGCAATGAACGAAGAAGCACCCGCATTGGCACTTCAACCCTCCCAGCAACCCGTCCGCCTCGACCTCGGTGGCGGCCAACATTCGCCCGAGGGTTTCGAGTGCGTCGACCTGTTCTCGCCGACGGCAAAGCACAAGGTCGACCTGTTCAAGTTCCCGTGGCCGTTTGCTGACAATTCGGTTGACGAGATCAACTGCTCGCACTTCATCGAGCACATCCCGCAAAGGGACGTGGAGATCGGCGACCTCACCGAGATCGAATACTTCACCCAGTACGTCGGCCAGAACATGTTTTTCGCGTTCTTCGATGAGTGCTGGCGCATTCTCAAGCACGATGGCTGGATGACGATCTACTGGCCGGCGCTTCAGTCGGTGCGGGCGTTCCAAGACCCGACGCACACGCGATACATCCCGCTCGAGTCCATGTCGTACCTGTCGAAAGAGTGGCGCGAGTTGAACAAGCTCGACCACTACCGCGTCAAATGCAACTTCGGCTGCAACTTCGTCAGTGACATCGGCTTCACCTGTTCGCCCGAAATCGGCAAGTTCCATCCCGAGGCGCAGCGACGCTACACGCAAAATTTCTGGAATGTCCTCATCGACCACACCGCGAAGATCAAGGCGATCAAGAAATGACCGTCGGCGAGCTGATCAAGGCACTCGAGCCGTACGACCAAGACGCACAGGTGTTTTTCGAGTATGAGGGCAACCACTACCCACTAAAGGATCTTTACCTCGAAACCGACGACCAACATCCGCCAGGCTCGGCCGAAAATCGGACAGTCGGGCCGTGAGCGATGAACGCATTTTTGCATTACTCCTATTCGTGGCCATCCTCGTCGTGGCCTCGGTAGGAGTGCAATTGGCGCTTTTGGTGAAGCCGTGAGTGTCGCATCGACCATGGCGCACAGCAATCAGCTCGCGCGAGTGCTGCGACTCCTCGAGGACGAGCAGCGCAACAAGTTTTACGGCAAGATTTCGGTGCTGCTCAAGGCGGGAAACATCGTCCAAGTCGAGGTACAGGAGACGATCTTGACCGAAAACCTGAAGACGACTTGACAGCGCATGTAAACTAGCAGTGTAAGGCCATAGCAGTGTAATCGGCATCCGAGAAACGGAGCCCTTGGCAGGTGAAGGGGTTTCCGTTTGAAGGTTGCGCGCCAAATCCCGCCCGACTGTGTCGCCCTCGATGGCGAGCAGCCGCTTTTCTCGGGCGACGAGAAGCCCGAAGCGGTTTTCGAGCGCGAAATCGGCCTTACCGGCGAGTATAAGACGCGCGGTTTCGCACTCGCCCGCAAGCAATTCCAGGAAATCGTCGATAACCACAAAAAGTCGGGCACCGATCCCGCCGTCGACCGCGGCCACGAGACGTGGTTCGGCTCCGATCCAGGCACTGAGGCGCGCGGCTGGGTGCGTGAACTGTCAATTCGGCCTTCCAAGAACCATCCGAAGCGTGACGCCCTCGTAGCCCAAATCGAGCTCAACGATCTCGGGCTCAAGGCAGTCGAAAACAAGCATTTTCGTTACCTGTCGATGGGCTTGAACCTGAAAGGCCGCGACGCTCTCACCGGCGAGCCCGTCGGCGCCGTTCTCGACCATCTCGCACTCGTCAAGCGTCCCCAAATCGAGGGCATGCAGCCCCTATCCCTGTCGGCGGACGTGCCGGCCAGTGAGGAAACAACCATGAAGGCATTGCTCGTGGCCCTCGGCGTTAAGGAAGACGCCGACGAGAAGGCTGCCCTTGCGGCGCTGGCCGACAAGGACAAGCAAATGACGGCGCTTACCGCGGAGTTGAACGCCTCCAAGGCGCAGAACGGCACGCTTGAGAAGCGGTTTGCCTCGCTCGAGGCGGACGCGCAGGCGGCGAAGTTCGCGGCGCTGGCGGCGAAACTGGACGCCAAGATCGCCGACTTCTCGATCGACGCCGCCGAGCGCGATGCGCTGCTCAAGCTCGCCAAGGTGTCGGCTGAGATCTTCGAGGAGACGATCGCGCTGCGTAAGCCGCGTAACCCGAGTGGTCCGCCGCTCAAGTTGGTTGATAGCGGACGGCTCGATCTGAAGTCGCGTCAGGACAAGGCAATCGCCGATTTCATGGCGGCAAATCCCGGCGTCGACGAATTCGCCGCGCTCGAGCAGTGCTCGGCCGCAAACCCCGACCTGTTCAAAGAGGTGGCCTAATGCCCGGTCAGGATCTTGGCAACGCGCTGGTGAAGGTCTGCACCGCGCAGTCGGCTGTGTCCAAGTACATGGCGGTCATTCTCGGCTCGGCCGAAGACACCGTCACGCTGGGCTCGGCGAACGATACGAAGTTTTACGGGTTCGCACTGGGTGACGCGACCTCCGGCGAAACCGTGGCCGTCCACATGGGCGGCGGCATCGCCAAGGGGATCGCTGGCGGGTCGGTAACCGCGATGTCGTTCGGCGTGATCGAGTCGACCGACGGGCGTCTCAAGAACGGCGCGATCACCAACACCAACGCCAACATCGTTTGCCAGTTCCTTAAGGACGGCGTTGACGGTGACGTGGTGCCGGTGCTCGTCGTTCGCGGACTTTTCAACCTGCCGTAAGGGAGCTGGGAAATGGAGAATACGAGTCTTTATCAGTCTCAGCTTCTTTCGGGTCTGGCGCAGCGGTTCTACAACCGCGAGTTTATCGCGCAACGCATTCTCACGCCGGCCACGGTGCAACAGCTCTTGTTCCAGTATCACACCTGGGACTCGGGCGTCGTCTACCGCGTGCAGAAGACCGGCTATGGCCAGGACGGCTCGGTCAACGCGATCGACCTGAAGGTTAGCAAGAATTCGGCTTCGATCGATATGCACGGCCTTAAGGCGTACATCGACCCGATGGAGTTGAACCAGGCTCCCGAGATGGCGATTCGCTCGGCGAAAACTCGCCAGCTCATGAACTCGCTCAAGCTCGGGCTCGAGAAGTCGATGGCCGACAGCCTGTTCTCGACGGCGGTTATCACCAACTATACGACGCTGAGTGGGACTACGCAGTGGAGCCACGAGGATAGCGACCCGCTGGCAGCGATTCAGACCGCGCAGAACGGCAAGCCCGTGCGGATGAACTGTCTTCTCGTCGGCAAGCAGGTTGACGACAAGTTGAAGACGCACCCGCTTGTTTACGAGCAAGTCAAGTACGTCGGCGGCGGCCTCAAGGTCACAAACCAGGCCATCGCGCAATACCTCGGCCTCGATGACTACATCGTTGGCGAGTCGTTCGTTGACTCGGCGGTCGAGGGCCAGACCGCCTCGCTCGGGTTCATTTGGGGAAAGAAGGCGCTCTTGTTCCACCGTGCGC